TGTAAATGGTGATAAAACTAAGTTGGATGCTGCTTTAACAAGTGCAGTAACTAGCGTAGCTACTGGAACTGGATTAAGTGGTGGTACTATTACTAGCACAGGAACAATATCTCTAGCGAACACTGCTGTTAGTGCTGGTAGTTACACTTTAGCAGGTATTACGGTAGATGCACAAGGTAGGATTACAGCTGCTTCTAGCGGAAGCATTGATATTGTTAGCGACACAACTCCACAGCTTGGTGGAAATTTAGACGTTAATGGAAACGATATTATTTCAACGAGCAACGCAGACATTGATTTGGCTGCTAACGGAACGGGATCGGTTGTTGTTAAGGGTAATGATACGTCTGGAAAACTTATCTTAAATTGTGAAAACAATTCTCATGGTGTCACTTTAAAAGGACCACCTCACAGTGCTGCTGCCACTAATACGCTTACTTTGCCTAACGATGATGGAGCGGCTAATAGTTTAATACAAAGTAATGGTAGTGGTGTATTGAGTTTTGTTACATCAGCAACTTTAAGCTCTTTAACAACTAATACGTTAGATATAAACGGTGAAATACAAGAGCTTGCTGTTAATACAACAAGCGTTACTGGTTCCACAGCATTAGATCCATCTAATGGAACTATTCAAAGGCTTACCTTTTCTGGAACTGTTACATTTACTGATTCATTATCTGACGGAGAATCTATTACATTGCACATTGATGATGGAACAGCAAACACTTCAAGTTGGCCAACTATGGAATGGATTGGTGGATCGGCACCCACTTTAGATACAACTAATGAAACTATTGTTGTTGTTTGGAAAGTTAATAGCACATTATATGGAATGTCATCAGGAGTAGCATCATGAATATATTAAAAATTGTTAATGAAAGTCCTGTGGAGTATAGCGTTTCTCGCTTACATCAGGACAATTATAACATTAGTTTTCCTAGTATTTTAAACGATGATGTGTTGTCTGAGTTTAATTGTCATACATATACAGTTGATGAAACTCCGACCTTTAATCCTGTTTTAGAAGATTTAAAAAGCTTTTTTGAACAAAGAGGTAACAATTGGTTTTTGGCTTTTGAGGCTGTGCCTTATAGCACAGATGTAGCAATTCCTCGTTTACAAGACAGCATTACGTCTGATCGGTGGGCAATGGAGCACAATGGGGTAGAATGGTTGGATAGTAACTATCAACTTTGGCGAATAGATACAGATAGTAACAGCCAACTAAAAATTACTTCAGCTGCTTGTATGCTAGTGGTAAATCCTTCGTCAAAGGGCTATTCCAATTGGAAAATGGACAAAAAAGTTGGAGAGGATTGGGTCCGTGTTTTTCGTAATAATACTTTAGATGAATGGAACGAAATAGTAGACACTGTAAGTTCTTATATTGAAAAGTGTTTTACGGCTGAAGCAAATGCTTTGGAAAAAGCAGCCAACGGAGATTTATCAGTAACTTTTTTATCTGAATTTGAAAAACTATAATGCTTCGATGGAAAGTTAGTCTAAAGCCTGAGCCTGTTAGTGGGGCCACAGAATATTCTTATTATCGTTTTAGATGCACCGCTGACAATTACAATGGTGATGCTCGTTGGGGTTTAACAGAAGTCTATGGTTACGAGAGTAACGACAATACAGGAACCAATGTGTTTGCCACCTACTTCTTGAGTGCTTTGGCAAACAGTGGAACCGATTCAGACCAGAGGGCTTTTGACGGAAACACTGGAACCTATTGGGACTCGTTTGCTCAGGCTAGTGGTAATTATCGCAATATTTATGTGCGAATGACCGGAGCCTATGCTGTGCGATCTATCACTATGGACCCTGGTCCAAATTTTGGTTTTGGCTGGATTGCGCAGCAGTTTGTTGTTGAGGGGTCCAATGATGGGTCTACTTGGGATTTGTTAGACACTATTGATCAGGCTAACACCTATTCAAATCAAAGTTTTACCGACATACAGTAACATTTAATGAGAAGTGTAGCAACAGTTGGTTCTTTTAAAAACCATAAATTTCTTAGTCTTAATGATTATGAAAAAATTATGGTAGATATATGCGATAAAGAGGGATGGGAGTATGTTACGTTTCGCGATTATATATTTTTTAACCAAGAATGTTTTAATTTACAGGACAGACAGTCTTTGAAGCAAAAACTGGAAAGCAGAGAACTTTCCGTTAGTAAGCTTCATGAATATGCCCTGAATTACGCAAAGTGAAGGATATAGTAGAAAAATCAATCTTAGGAATTATAGGTTCGGGAACGGGCATGATGTTTGTGGGGACAGACCAATTGTTATCAATTGTAGCATCTGTAGTTACTATTGTTTTTATGTCTTTTTCTACGGTTAAAATCATTAAAGAAATTAGGGCTAAAAAATGACAGGAGAACTAATAGCTATGCTTGGGGGAGGGGTTACAGGTTTTGTTATGAAACTTATTTCAGCTCAAATGAACATCCAGGCAAACACTATTAAGTCTATGATTCACAGGCAAAATCAAGCAGATGTATCAGCAGATAAAGCAGCACAAAGGTCAGATGAAGGGGGAGCTTGGGTTAGGAAACTAATAGCTATGTGTATTTTATTTTCAGTTGTATTTGCTCCATTTGTAATGGCATTTTTTGATATACCAGTAACCGTTGAAGCTGGTGATATAGGGTTATTTAAATTTTTAGGACTAGGGTCCGATAGATGGAAGAATTTAGAAGGGTTTGTTTTGTTGCCTGAAGTTAGGCAGGGAATGCTAGCTCTTCTGGGTTTTTATTTTGGAAGTTCACAAATCAAATAATATATATTATGTACGGAAAACGTAAATCATGTGGTGGCTACGGCAAAGGTAGCAAAGGTGGCAAGAAAGGTAAATAGCCATGCCTAAAGATGCTTGTTATAGAAAGGTTAAAGCTCGGTATAAAGTATTCCCGTCTGCGTATGCAAGCGGGGCTATAGCAAAGTGTCGAAAAGTAGGAGCTGCTAACTGGGGTAAACGAAAGAAATCGAAGTAATGGCTGTTCGTAAGACAAAAGAGGGCGCAGCCCTTAAGAGATGGTTTAAGGAGGAGTGGGTAGACGTTCGCACTGGGAAAGCCTGTGGGCGTAGTTCCGGCGAAAAACGGGGAGTTCCTTATTGCCGTCCCTCCAAAAGAATTAGCAAACGCACACCTGTTACAGCAGGTGAGATGACTGCTTCACAAAAAAAATCTAGAGTTGCACAGAAGAAAAAGCTGGGACAACCAGAAGGTAAACCTAAGCGAGTAAAGGCGGTAAAACGTGGCTAAAATTAATAAACAAAACATGAAGTGCAATGTTCCCAAAAGGCAAGTGTCTGGTGGGAAAAAGTTCGTTGTAAAAGCCTGTCAGGGCGGCAAGGAAAAAATTGTTCGTTTTGGCGATGCCAACATGAGCATTAAAAAAAGTAACCCTGCACGTAAGAAAAGTTATTGTGCTAGGTCTGGTGGGATTAAAGGTAAGAGTAATAAACTGTCTGCAAACTACTGGAGTAGACGAGCCTGGGATTGTTAAATGTCTAGATATAGTTCATACGGTAATTTAGATAACCAAATTTCAGAAGATTTGGATCAAGGCTTTGTTGGGTTTAACAATAAGTTAAGGTCAGATCAGTTGAGTTCAGGTATTTTGACTGAATCCAATAATGGACGCATGGATCTGAATGGAGAGTGGCAACCAAGAAAAGGAATAGAGATTTTTTCTTCCCCATTTTCTGCTGCTGTTTTCACTGTTCCGTTTTATTTGTACGAATCCATTCCTGCTGTTAGTTCCTACACTAGGAGTGGAGATGTTATTACTGTAAACTTCTCTTCTGCTCATGGAATAAACAATAGCACTGGAGTAAACATTAGCGGATTGTCTTACACTGGAACAATAAATCCTAATGGAAACTTTACTGCTACTGTAGTAGATGCTGACACAATTACTTATACAGTTACTGGATTGTCTGTTACTCCCACCGGAACAATGACAGTGACTGGGATGAAGGTTGACGATAGTGGTGTCAATTTTATTGAAACATCCTGCGAGTTTTCTGACCCCAACAATGACTCCGAATCCTACATTGCTATAGTTGCAACCAATAGCACTGTCCTTGTTAAGACTTCCGATTCTGGAGCAACTACTGTAGAACTAACTTATCCTACAGGTGAAACTGTTCCGCAGGGATCTAATGTTATACAGGCTTTTAACAAACTTTACATATTCCGCAAAGGACAAATTGCAATGGAGT